ACCCCCGCCCCCCCCCCCCCCCCCCCCCCCCACCCCCCCCCCCCCCCCCAACCGCCCCGCGGGGGGGGGGGTGTTGGGTGGGGTAGTCTCTTGGCTTTTAACATTCCTTCCCTTAAACCTTCTCCCTTCCTATATACTCCTGTTCTCCTGCCTCTTTATATTATGGGGTCTTTCACTCATGGGATACACAATCTATCTTCTATATAAGAACACCTGGCACATCTAATCGTCTTCTTACCCCACCAAGTTAGTCATTCTCTCTCTATATATGCTATGGTTGGTGAACTGAGAGAGGCGTTTGATACCCCCACAATCCATTATAGTACTATATATATATATCTCACTTAACCCCACCGGCCGGCTGATATCGATGGCAGTCTAAACAGAGCCAGCCTACTCTTACCCACTTCCCTTTGATGCGGGCGTAGACGGTTTTAATGTCCCCCGCGGGGATCGGCTTCCCCATCGCCAGCCTGGCGACGTATGTGCTGCCCTGTGGTCAATAAAGGTGCTTCTGTAGCTTGCTCATTGTCGTCTACAATAAATGCGGGCGGTGAAATAGGACGGCTGGGAATTTTCTGGCGGAAACAATTAAGGGGCTCCTAGAATGAGTCGGTGCTCGTACTTCGCTTGCTTCGGGCTGTACTCGAACCTGATGCCGACTACACGGAACTTGACGGCTGCCTGGTTAGCTCCGGCGTCGCTCAGCTCGACGGTATCAAACAGCTCCTGGCCACAGTTGGGGGGTATGAGTATGACCCCCCTCTTTGTGGTGAGTCTCATCTTTGACAGTATGGCTTCTGCCGTAGACGTTGCCTGGGCGGTGGTGGGGATGGCAAGCTCCTGCTGGAAGTCCAGCCTCTCTCCCACAAGGGCTATCTCGGTGCTGTCCTGGGCTTCTCCCCACACAGGGTTGCCGTACTGGTCTCTGCCGATAACGAAGGCTCGGTTTATCTCTGGCGTCTCGGTGGTATACTGACCGTCAAGGATAACATGCCAAGGGCCGGTGTAAAGGAGTCCCCAACCAGCCGTGGTATCGTTGTTGGTGGTGTTGTTGGAATATCCTGTGCCAGCGGGATTCGGCAAAGCGCCGTAGGCAGCAGACTTATACTTTCGTACTCCTGCCTCTGATTTGGCACCAACAATGGCGGCAGTTGAATTGAAAGCTATCCAGTAATTTAGCCCACTTGTTATGGCTATGGGGGAATCAAGGGTTACAGTAATCACCCTCTCAGCGGCGGATGCTACTGCCGCCGCCTTTTGCCCCAATAGGACATGTGGCTCACCTGCGTTATCAGTGTAGATGCCTATAACTACATTGCCGGATACACTGGCCGCAACCCTGAATCGCAACTCGGTGCAACTGCCGGTCTCAACAGCAGCCCATTTGGTCATAACGATATAGTTAGCTCCATTTGCCGAAGAAATCGCTACATCATCACGCCCAACAAGTTTTATAAGAGCCGTGCCGTATCCAGAAATAGCCTCATCTTGTGTATCGGCGGTAAATCCTGTGCCAGCAGGGTCAGGGAAGGTGAAGGTTGAGAATGCGGCAGCTTTGTAGCGCCGTGGAGTTGCACCTGCTTTTTCAGAACATGCTCCAGTGGTCTGCACGATCAGAGCCAGCCAGTAAACCACGCCGATTGTTACGGGGGTATCCCCAATGTCCAGGGTGTTCCATTGACTTGCCGCACACGCATGCCCAGTATCATTCGCTGTTAGAAGCGCCCCTGGTTCGCCAGCGGAATCAGCATAGATAGCAACCTTAACATTGCCATTAACACGTGAGTAGATGTGTATCTCTGTTAATGTCCCCGATGCACCACAAGTGAATTTATTAAGTTCAAAATAGCCTGCAGCAGTATTCGATGTTCCCGGGGTGTCTGTGCCTACAAGTTTAACTGTTGCCATTTTGTCACTCCACTTTCCTTTACTGTGGGAACTTGTATTTATAGACTGCTATATCTCCAGGCTGTGGGTAGACTATGTAGCCTGCTAGGCCGAAGAAGAAGATAATGTCCGGCACCATTGCCAGCAGCCTTTTGAGTACGCTGGCTGCCGACTCCCCGGCGCCGACCTCAAGACGGGGGTAGAGATTAGTGATTAGGGAACTACGAGATTTATAGGATAGCGTCCCCCCCACCGTCTGCATGACCTTCTCTATCAGGGCATAGCAGGTGAAATCATCCGCTCCCATGTTCCACTCCACCGGCTTGTTGAACCGGTAGCGCTGGAGCAATCCCCAGGCGTCTACACAGTGAAGGATAAAGTTATGTGTGCTGGGGTCTCTTTTGTACTCCATAGCCTCTATGAAGTACCTGGAGGCCTCACTGAGCTGGTCACCTGATGGGGTCTTGTAGCCGAGGTGGAGGTTTACCCTGCTGCCCCTTTTGACTACGGCAAGGCTACCAGTACCGGGGCTGTCATAAGTGCCTTTGGAATTGTCCAGCTCTACAACCAGCTCCGATTGCTGCTCAGGGTCTATATTTTCGGAGATTCTAGAGATTTTGGAGACTGGGAGACTTATTTTGTCGCCAGGTCCCGAGCCTGGGGTGGGGGGTGTCCATGACCCCGGGCAGGGGGTTCTCCAGACCTCGTCAGGCTGTGTGGCCCATATATACTCACCGGCAGCGTCTGCGGCTAAAGCCATGCCCCTGCTGGCGGAGCTTTCCATGGTGCTGGCCTTGTTCCAGTTGTAGTCTATGAAATCAGTACCAGGCTTCAATCTGAATATCCAGGGCTGGTTTTGCCTGGCTAGCGACAACAGGGGGCGGGCGCATGCGGTGGGGGGCTTTAACAAGAAGGGACCCGAGACGTCCAGCGTCTCTCCTGCCAGGGCGTCAATCACCGCTTGATGCCTCTCCCAATAAGTAGAGGCTGTGCGCGGCTCCCAGGGACCCCAGGGCTGCATCCGGCGGAAGCCTACAGGCCAACCGACATCGAACTGCCGCAACCTTACCTGGGCGGCAACATCTACCCTGGCACGTCCTAAGCCTATTTTCTGGTCTGTTGCCCAGGTGCCGATGGCCACCTTGCCGCCGTCTCCGTAAACCATGCGGACCACAGAGATATAGCTGCCTTCCTGTACCAGGGCTATGATATTCCAGTCTTCATCATAGTACATGGCCAGGTCGATAATCTCTGCGTCATAGCCTCCACGCTGCCCCAGGCCTGTGCTCCATGTGCCGCTTGTCCTTTTCTGTATATACAGGGACGTGGGGTCGTTGAAGTCAGAGGCGTGGACTATAGCGCAGTCTCCATTGGCCTTGAAGGCTGCAGCAATGCCCCTTTCGCAGGGGCGGGCGTTGGTCATTTCTACCCAGGACGCCCAGGTGGCACCGTAGTCAGCAGATTGGCGGCGGTAAAGATAGGCTGCCGACATCGATGCCACCATGACGTTAGCTCCTAAAGAGGCTATGGCTGTTTTGCTGACGGCGGGGACTCCACCGAAGGACGCCCCCCAGCTCGAATATGTGCTCCCTGGTCCCGGGCTGGTTACCCTGGAGAGATACAGGTTTGTGCCGTCTTTTCTGATTCTGACCAGGCTGCCGTCTCCGGGCATGGTTACGCCGTGGGAATCCTTTGTCTCGCTCCCGGAATAGAAGCGCTGCCAGCCGAAGTACTCCCACTGTATGCCTCCGGCTGGCGTGGCTGCTGGGTGTCCGTAAGCCTGTACCTCTAGCTTGACCAGGGGCTTTCGTGGTAAGCCTGTCTTTTGCGCCTCGAGTAATGCGTCTGTTATAGACCTCATTTCTTCCTCGATATGATTATGTAAACCGCCGAGGCAGCCAGCATCAATATCCCTGCGAGCGTCAGCCAGTCAAAGATAACCATGCTAGCTCGGGTTTAGCAGCTGCTTTGCCAGGATGCCCACCGTGTAGAGCGTCCGCTGGAATGGTATCAGCTTAGACTTCCAGTCTACCCTTGAGCCGGCAAGCTCGTTCAAGGCATTGGCAGCTCTCATGGTAGTATTGAAGTCCCTGGTAAAGACGTAGTACTCAGGACTTCTGCCACATGTGCCCGCCTTTTTCTCGGTGACCTCCTTTAGCCAGTCCCTGGCGTCCACCGCCAGGTCAACTAGATAATTCCAGTAGTCTACCGCCTGCGATATGTCCTGGCAGTCTGCAACCTGGCCTTTGTCCCTCGCCTTATAGAAGATGGTTGCTGCGTTTGTCTCTTTGTAAGTCGACTGCACATTGGCCATGACGTCTTCGTGGAAGGCTTTAGGGTCAAAAGGTGTGGCCTGCTCAACCACTATCTGTATTTCCGCCTGTGGCCGGGCTGGCGTGGCTGCTGCTGCCTTTGTCGTGGCTACCGCTACACCTCCTCCATTTGCCAGGATTTTAGCTGTCTCTGCCTCCCTGTCTACCTTGCCCTGGGTAATAATGTAGAAGATGCCGGCCAGGGCTGCGGCTACCGAGGGCACCATGTCCAGGACGGTTCTCTGTGCCTCCGGCTCCTGGATAAACAAGGGTATCATGGTTGCCAACACGGTGATGATAAAAGCGCTGTACTTCTTTTTGCCGTCCATGAATTTCTGTAACATTTCAATCTCCTTTTTCATTTACTCACTTTATGTAAAGCCTAGCTTCAAGGCCTCTCTTATGTCAAGCAAAACGACGTCGCTAGCTTCGATTTTAAGCCTCTCTGTTGAAAAGCTGGGGTGATTATGCCTACCTCCTGGCTATTCAACCAAAGCTGACAGAGTAAGGGGCACTGGCCAGTCATTTTCTGAGTAATGCCTGGACAGATGCTTGGCGGCGTCAAGTATTTGCTGCTCGGTTGCCTGTACTCTTTTCCCTTCTAACCCCCGGCGGCTAAGCGCTTCCACGGCCGGCGGTAGCTTTTCCAGGTCCGTGGTCCGGAAGTGGCCACATTTCCCCTGGATAGCTCTGAATATAGCCTTTGTGTGATGCGGCAGCTGCCATGTCTGCGGGTCCTGCAGATCTCCGACTATGGCAAACGCCTGCGCCGGCATGCCCCCCTTCAACCTGGGGACTTCCTTTTCCCTTCTCTCCCTGGGTAATTTAGTAGTGTCACTCATTGTCGTCTCCTTGATAGAACTGACTTATTTTGAGCTTTCTGTTTCTGCCAAAGCGCTTGAGCCGGAACTTGAAATCTTTTAGCAGAGTGCTCCCCCAGGATTGGTAGTCTTTATCGGCAGCGGATCCTCCAAAGCCGGCGGTGTCCGTTCGGTACTGCGCCTGTGATAAAACTGCATAGGCCGCAGCTCCCAGGGCAAGCACGTCCTCAAGGTAGGCTGGGGTGCTAGAGGTTGCGACGCCCAGGGTGTGAACCTGGCCCCAATAGATGTAGCAGTTCGTGCCGTCTCCCTCGACGTCTCCTAATAAGGTAATGGTGTCCTGATAGACGGCGAAACGCTGAAAGCTCCTGGGGTGCTCATCGATGGGAAACTCTACCCTGTCCACCGAGACACGGTTTGTTAGTGTAGATATATTGATTTCCCTGCTGTCTGCCACTGTGGCAAGTGTCGACTTCACCTCCAAAGGGACATAGCGGGACAGTTCAAAGAGCGCTCTGCCAATGCAGCGATCTATGTCGTTATCTGTCCACCGGTAGTTAGCAGCATCCTCGTCTTTGAGGTCTCGCCTGACCAGGGTTCGCATGGTGCTTAAGTCCATTTCTCTGCTCCTTCGTTTCTTTTTGGCGGGGGGTGAAGCTGTCGCAGTATGTGGTCTGCCGCTTCTCTCCCCCCACCATGCGAGTTATGTCCCTAACAGGAGGGAGGTTAAAGCTCCCGTTAGGCTGTCAATTAGCTCGCTACGCTCCTTATAAGGTCACCTTATAGGGTCACCTTATAGGGTCACCTTATGCTTAGTCCGTGACTCCGATCAGGGCAGCTCGCCTCTGGACACAGAAGTCCACCAGGCTGACATACCACTTGATGCGGTTTCGGTTGGCGTCCTTGCCTTCCATGGCGCCAATCGGCTCTACCTGGATGCCGCCATTGGTAGCGCCACAGACAGCGCCTTCACCAAACTGCATGGCGTAGATGGTGCTGCAAGTTCCACCGGTGACGGCCGTCTCCACGCTGGCTGTCAGGACATGGGCGTCCAGGACATAGTCGCTGACACCGATTTGGATGCCGTTGTAGAACTGCGCGAACTCTCCCAGCTTGCCTGTGCCGACTTCGAGGTTATTGCCGGCAGCTCTGGCCAGGGCGTTTACCTTCCTGCGGCTTCTCTTGCTCATCAGCAGCAAGTCTGGTTTGCCCCCCAGAACAGCGTCTATCAGCTCATCGAGCTTGGCCAGGGTAAGCGCGGCGCCGGTAGCGCCCATGGCGATAACCTGGCTGCTGGCTGTGCCGGTGGCTATGAGCTTGATTAAGC